TTGTCCTACAGCTTCGTCAGCAGCCATAACAGCGTCAGTTACAGTAGCAACGGTGTGGTCACTTCCTTGATTGTCAATGAAGAAGTCGAAACCATAAGCACGACCCATTGCTCCACCTAATTGGATACCTGAGTCTCCACGAGTGTTAGCTTGTTGGAATAGGCTTAATGTAGTCAAGTCTTTCTCAGCGAAAGGATCAATAACCATCATCATGTTGTCAGATACAAACTTACGAGCAGCCATGATTCTTCGGGCTTCAGCAAGGTCGTTAGCATCTAACACAGTAGAGTCAGTGTTATTGTCAGCAAAAGCTACTTCAAAAGCCTTGCGTGCTTCTGTTTTTACGTCAGCATTGATTTGGTCAATAAGCTGGTGTAGTCTTGGTACAAAGTGTTGTTGTACTAAGTCAGGAAGCGCAAAACGTTGGTCAGCCTTGTCGATGCTGAATCCAGCGTAGTAGTGCTTGTTGATTACTAGTTGCTCTTCGTTAGCGTCAGGAGTACCTAGAGAGTAGCTACCTGAGTAAGAAGAAGGGGAACCAGTAGGCTTTACTGCACGAGTAATACTTACAGTCTTGTTACGAGACGCAACGAGGCCTTCGATTGATGCGCCAGCTACGTTAGTAACGGCTTTGGATACCATTGGTCGGTCTGGGTATTGGTTAGCTAGTGCAACCTCAACAAACGCCTCTGGTTCGTAAATGGAAAAATTACTATTAATTGCCATGTCTCTATAAAAGTTAAATTAAATGTTGGATTATATTTAGCTTTTGGGTCGCTGTGACCAAAACATGACAATTAAGGTTTTGCCTAACCATAATAAGATGGATTTACGCTTGTTCAGCCCAACCGCCTGCGGCTCTAGAAGCACTAAACAGCTCCTCAGCCTTAGCACGGTCTGCTGGGTTAGTCGAGCGTACAAGTTTCTGAAACTCTGCTCGGCTAGGTCTTTCACTAGAAGGGGTACCACCAGTTGCCCCTCCTGCGCCCACTTTCTTGGGCTTAGCAAATTGTTTAGCAAACTCCACTAGTGAGTTAGCTATAGATTTCCTATTTCCTTGTTCGTCTAAGTCAGGTACACCATTTCGTGTGGCATAAAACTCACCATTAGACTCTTCAATTTCATATTCATTATAGAACAGTTGTTCGATATAGTCAGTTTTTAGTGTTAGTTCACTATCCTGTTGTAAGGCATTGAATGCACCGCTAAACTCGCTATCGATTCTGTTCTGCATTTGAGTCATTTGTAGCTGTTCTTTTGCAGATTCAGCTTCTTGCTGATATTGTTGCAATAATTCACGCAACTTTTCAGACTCTCCTTTATCCTCTTGTTGAGGAGTTAGAGTTTGTTGAATACGTGAAAAAGCATCATCTAATGACTCAACTTGATCCCCTAATAATTCAGAGAACTTACTAACAACGTCCTTTTCAACTTTGCTTTTTCCTTCGTTGTATGCACCACGAAAGAACTTGTCTTTGTCGAACTCTGGTTGTTGCGCTTGTGTTTGTGAGGTTGACTCCTCTACTGCTGATTCAGGAGCATCAGCTTGCTCTAGGTTTTGTTCGCTCATAATATAGTTATAAGTTAATTATTGCTCGCTTTGTGTTTCAATACCAACTTGTGCTTGGCGTTGAAGTTCTTCTGGTGACAGTATATCCACCAAATTCCGTATGTCTGCAGTTGTTTTTGGCATGCCGTACTCCTCAAAGTATTCCATAACGTCATCAATATCTTCTTGAGGCATTGACCGTTTACGCATGTACTCTGCAGTTAATTTCTTGAGTAAAGGTAATGACAGTGCGTGATACTGCATTCCTTCTGTGATGTCAGAGAATATTTCATCCGCACTAGACAAGTCATAGTGTTTACTGTAACTAATCATGTAGTCTTGGTAGGACTCATCACGAACCTTAGCCATTCTGCGAATAACCTGAGTCTCTATCATCTCCATGTCCATAGCCGTGGCCGCAAGCAACCCTTGCTCCTCTACATTATCAAAGCGTTTAGCTGATCCTGACACGTTTGACTTAACAACGGACTTGTCCCTTACTTGCGCCAACAAAAATATCATAGACATCAAGTCACTAAATATGACGTCTCTAAGATGTTGCAACCCTTGCATGTCTGCTTGATAAAGCATGTTGCTAGGTATTTGTTGGTCATCAGGAATAATGATGGCCATACCTACACCCTCTTTAATGGTACGTGAGTCATACTTATCATCGTCAGCTACACCAGCTAAACTACGAACGATTGAATCTGTGAGAACAGGAATAGGATGCCCAAATAGTTCAGACCCCTTCTTCAGGTCATAAAACAACTCAGAAGCCGCTAGATACATTCCCTTTAGTGAATACCTACGAGGCTTACCCACGATAAAGGAACTATTAGCATCCGTTTGACCCTTGAGTAGCGTGGCTGGAACCTCTCCGAATGGATTGGGTATTTCCAACGTCTTTTCTTTCTTCCCATTCTCCTCAGTATACACGCAGATGTACTCAGGTGTGTAGGCAGTCCACTTGTGTTTTTTAACGTTGTCTAGGTCGTAATACATCTGCCTAGTAACAAGCAACGTGAGAGCGCCTTGATTCACTTGAAAGTTCCATATTTCGTGGGGACGCACAACAAAGTTATAAGGAACTACGTTGCCGTCTGTGTCGGTAACAGGGTTTCCGTCACCATCCATCATTAGGTCAGTTACTACTGCCCCAAAACCTAAGACCTCTTTTACGAATAATACCTTGTCTCTGTAGAACTCAGTAATAGAACACCCTGCGTCATCAAAGTTAGACTCTTTCCACCTCCAAAAACTTTTGTTTTCGGGGTACATTCGGTTAACATTGTTCTCATCATATATTCTTTGTTGGGCGCTTAAAAACTTTTGCTCTAATGGAAAAAGCTTCATTCTTTTTAGGCGCTCTCTGTATTCTTCATTAGATTCTATGGTAGACTGCTCTATAATGTATGACTTATCTGAAAACACACTACTAGATATGGCTGTATACTCATCATACTCAGCTTGGAACCAACTGTTCATTATCTTAGCCCTATCTAATACAACGCTATAATAGGGGTGTCTTGATTCTTTCATTATGATGTCTTCAACAACATCTAAGGATACTGAGTATAATTTTGAGGTATCTATCATTTTCTAGAGAATTGTAGGGCTATAGCTACGGCTTGTTGCCTAGTATAACCCTCTTTGATAAGTTGTCGAATGTTTTTCTGTATAACGTCTGGAGACGATCCACGCTGTAATGGCATAACACATCACCATTTTACTTTATTAGCCCAATATGCCGCAGACATTTTACCTTTAGCTATGTTCTTTGCGTGCCTAGCCTTAAATGACATACGCCTTGCTTTACCAGCTTTTGTTTTTGGGTTTTTACCTGCCCCACTAACACCTTGTTGACCAAAGCGTATCGTTTTTACCTTGTTGCCCACTTTGGCAACAACCACATGTGACTTAGTAGGATGATTAGGGGTGCGTTTAGGCTTGTTGTAGCCAGACACCCCTGCTCTAGTTAATCTTGAATCTTTCTTCTTAGCCATGGTGTCAAAAATATGCTTATATCCTACCAAGATTCAATACTAAAGTAAAGTATTGACTTTTAGCTTAATTCAGCCATAAGTTTGACGCAATTATGGCAAATGAACCCACAAATAAAGCCCTATATAGCCGAGTTAAGTCTGAGGCTAAACGTAAGTTCAAGATATTCCCTAGTGCGTATGCTTCTGCGTGGATAGTAAAGGAATACAAGAAAAGAGGTGGCGGGTACAAAGGAGCGAAGTCAGGCAAGACTGGCGTGGCTCGTTGGATGAAAGAGAAGTGGAAGACTCAAGACGGACAGGCTTGTGGATCTGCTAAGTTTAAGGGAACAAAGAAATGTCGACCCACCGTTAAGGTTACCTCCAAGACACCAGTTACGTGGCAAGAACTGCGTAAACGTGGCGAAGGTAAGAAGGCAGTTAGGGATAAGCAACGTGTAGGAATGGGTAAGCGTGCTAAGTCTATAAAAAGAAGTTAGCGTAACACGTACATAGGTGCAGCGCTCCCCTTCTCGTTACGCCAAATAGCGTAATCTGTAGCGTCAGACATGTGTCCCCTGTCGCCATTATCTATTTTTAGCCCTTTATCGTTCACAATGGAGTACATATAATCCTTTATGACGTGTTCGCATCTAGTGTTTACCAATAAACGCCTTTCGCCATTGACCCCTGCATAGATAACATTATTTACCTTGTCTACACGTACCTTTCGCTTAGGGTTTTGTACGTCTAATTCGTTTTTATATGATATATTGTTCTCCTCAAACACTTCACGCACATAGTCCCAGTCGTTCTTACCTACACGACCATAGTTACCACTTTTTTGGTTAGATGTGTTGTCACCAGCCAAAAGAACCTTAGATATTCGCCATTTCTGCAGTACGTCCACTGCTTTTTGGGCTTGTTCAGTGGTTAACGCTTCTTTAGAGAATATTTCGTCAAAAACAACATATTGCTTAAGACCATTACGAGCCTTTTTAACTTGGAGCAAAGCCCAACAATGAGGAGACCTGTTGAAATCAGCACAAAGCCACACAGGATAAGTATTATCGTAATCACTAGACGTAAGGTTCCCATCAGGGTAGTGATTATATCCGTCAAAGTATTTATAAGCCTTTCTCGTTGGGTCATCTGTTTCCTCGCTCATTTCATACCCCAATTTGTACGAAAGAAAGTCCATCGCTTCTTCTTGGAGTAGCCGTTGTTTACTGTGATTAGTTTCCCATAATGGTATTTGCCATACCTTATCAGGTTCTCTCATATTGAAAATATTGACTTTAGAGCGCTGTCAGGGTCAATAAAAAAGATGGGCACACCCATATCAGCGCCCTCTGATACAATAGATAATGCACCTGATTGGTGTTCGTGTAAGGTTTTAAGGTTGTAAGTGAGTATGCCCCATCTATTTTTACTACATTCGCTCATAATTTCTTCTATTTTATCCGAAGAGTGTCCTTTTTGAACTATCTCCCAATATTGACCCATCATCTTCGCTCCAATCATTGAAAGAAACCCATCCATTTTTTCTTTTATAGAGTCTATCTCTTCTTGCTCTACATCTGTAGAGAATCTAGCATATATTATTACTTTAGGTTGTTCCATTGTTCCACTTTGTATCCAGTTTTGTCTTCTTTTACCGAAATCTGTAACACATTAAATATCCCAGACTTCATTAACCTACTATTAGCGTCATTAGGATGGTATGGCGTACAAACACTCAAAACAATACCTTTATCGTGGACACGCTTGATCCATGTGTTAGATACTTTGTTCCATACGGTTTCCCTACGAGCCGTAGATATCCTGTCTTCATCATTGGCCACGTCATCAAGTATTAACACACCTGCACGTTGACCAGTAGTCTGTGTTAACACGGCATACGCCTCATAGGTTGGGTTACCAGTTCTATTCCTGCTTTTAGCGATGATTCGTTGAGTCGAGCCTGTGTCAGTTCTGTCAAACTCGATACGGTTGAAGTTGTGCTGCTTGCACCAATACTTATATTGGTCACTCTGAAATAAGGCTCT